CGACTTCCGCAACAAGGTCGCCGAGAGCGCATATTTCCAACTCAATAGGGATTCCCGGCGCAACGACATCGGCAAGCGCGTGCTCGCCGGCAACGTCGATCTCTATCGGCGGCTCGGCATCGAGCGCCTCAAGGTGCACGCGAACATCGATGTCGGCGGTTACGCCTGGGCGAAGTACGGCTATGTGCCGACGCGGCAATCGTGGTCGTCGCTGTCGGGCGAGATCGCGCGCGGGCTTGGCAGTAGCCGCCGCACCAGCAGCACCGGCAGAACCGGCAACGGCTACACACCGGAAAGCTGGGATGAGATCAACGAGTCGGATCAGGCCGACATTCGCGACCGCTGGATGCACGAAACGCGCAGCGAGTTCTACGACAACGAAGTGACGAGCTGGCGCGAGAACGGGCAGGCCCTCGACGACGCGAAGTATTCGCTCGCGCAGAACTTCGACAGCGGCGCAGAGTGGGCGGTCGAAGCGCTCGATGAATTCCGTCACGATGACGACGGCATCCCCTACACCAACGAACAGTTGCTCAATGCGCTGTCGATTGAAGAGTACCAGACCGGATATGAGGGCAGCAAAGACCCCGAGTTCACCTTCGATGACGATAAGCTGAAAGAGCCGAGCAACGCACCGCCGCCCGAGCAGATGAACCTGCCGGGCATCGAGGCGCCCGATCTGTCCGCACATCTGACCGACCGCATGCGCGAAGAGATCACCGACGTGCTGACCAAGGCCTTCAACGACAAGGCCGAGAGCGACGCCCAAGACATCGACCCTCCGGAATATCTCGCCGAGAGCGTGGCCGAGTATCAGGAAGAATACTGGGATCAGATGGATGACGATGAGCGTTACCGGCAGGCCGAGCGCAATGGCTTGTTGCCCGAGTACGACCTGCCCGACGATGAGGAAGACGACGGCGAAGAGCAGCCGCCCGTCGAGGCCGCGCCGACCCAGACCGACGATCTGACCAAGCTCGCCGCGAGCAGCAATCCGAAAGCGGTGTGGGCCATCGCCGATAGCCCGCAAGGCAAGGACTTGTTGCTCGGCACCAATTGGTACGGCGAATTGAACCTCAACGACAAAGAGTCGATGGACCGTTTCAATGCCTATGTCGGAAAAGCAAAACCTGCCGCCGCAACAGCCCCAAGCCAGTGACGAGTTCTTCTATCTCGACGATGACGGCAACAAGCAGGACGCCGACCTGCATGAGCCGATCATCGCGAGCGGTGACCGGCTCCGTGGCTTGCGCGCGCCTGCACCGCCAATCGACGAAAAGCTGATGGCTCCCATTCGCGACAAGCACCGCGCCACGTGGCTCGCGAAGCGCAAGGCGCAGCAAGACTAACCACATCGACAATCCGCTGTGACGCCCTGGCACCGCCGTGCCCGGCCCGTTTCCGTATGGAGATCGTTATGCCTTCGAAAACTTCGGACGCACCGAGCCGCAACGAGAGCACCGAAGAAGATAGCGAGATTCGTCATCGCGACATGACGATCAGCGGCGCGAAGAACACCTACGATGCGAAGACGCGCACCGCAGATGTGATGATCTCGACCGGCGCCGCCGTGCGCCGCCGCGATATGTGGTCGGGCGAGGAGTGGGATGAAGTCCTCGATATCTCGCCCAAATCGGTGCGGCTTGCCCGGCTGAATGCCGGCGCACCGCTGCTCGACGGCCATAACTGTCACGATGGCATCGATTCCATGCTCGGCGGTGTCATCCCCGGTACTGCCCGCATCGAAGACGGCAAGTTGCTCGCGCGCATCCAGCTATCGCGGGGCAGCGCGAAGGCCGTGCGCCTCGCGCAAGACCTTGCCGATGGCATTCGCATGAACGTGTCGGCTGGCTACCGCACGCATCGCGAAGTTCGAAACACGCGAAGTTCGCCAGAGACGCGGACGGCGGTCGATTGGGAGCCATTAGAGGTCAGCATCGCGCCAATTGCCGCCGAGGCGGACGCGTATGTGCGCCAGCATGAATCCACACGGGCTTCGCCCACAGCATCGAAAGGCAACGCTATGCCAAACAAAAGTGAGAAGACTCGTGTCCGCAACGAGTTGACCGCAGACGAGATCAGGAAGCGCGCCGCTGCCGAGCAATCGGCGAGCAAGAAAGAGGACGACGCCGAAGATCAGGACGACATGGCCGACGACGAGGATGAGGAAGGCGAGGACAAGCAGCAGCGCTCCACTTCGCTCGAGCGCACTCGCACCCGCTCGCGTTCCGCCGATACTTCCGGCAACCCCGTCGAGGTCGAGCGCCAGCGCGTCGCCGAGATCATGGCGACGGGCCGCGAAGCGCGTATGCCGCTCGACGTGATCGAGCGCGCGATCAAGGACGATGTCACCATCGATGCCTTCCGCGCCCAGGTCATCACCGCGCTCGCCAGGGGCGAGGCCGAGATCAAGGGCGCGGCGGGCGCCGGCAACGGCGGCGGTGCATCGTTCGAAGTCATCCGCGACGAGACCCAGGGCCGCGCCGAGGCGATGCAGGAGGCGATGCTCATTCGCGTCCTTTCCTCGCGCCGCGAACCGGCGGTGCGCACGCCCGAGCAAGCCGAGTGGGTCAAGATGCGCGGTCTGACCGATCAGGTGTCGGCTGCGTGGCGCATCTATGATGGCCACGACAAGCCGAGATATGACCGCACCCGGCAGTATCTCGGCATGGGCCTCGTCGAGATCGCCGCCGAGTGCTTGAACCATCGCGGCAACATCCGCACCCCGGCGCAGGCCTACGACATCCTGCAACGCGCCTTCCACTCGACCAGCGACTTCCCGGCGATCTTCGAAAACACGCTGAATAAGACGCTGTTGGCGCGATACCAGTTGGCTATGCCGACCTATCGCGAAATCTCGGTCGAGCGCCCGTTCAACGACTTCCGCCCGCACCCGCAGGTGCGCGCCGGTGACTTCCCGCAGCCGCAGCCGGTGACTGAAACCGGAGAACTGCGTTACGGCACGACGCTCGATAGCAAAGAGACCGTGTCGGTGCTGCCCTATGGCGTGATCTTCTCGATCTCGCGGCACATGATCGTCAACGACGAAATGGGAGCCATCGATCAAATTCTCGGATCGGCTGGCGATGCGGTGTTGATCTTCGAAAACACCACCTTCTTCACCATGTTCCGCGCGAACGCTGGTGCAGGGCCGGTGCTCAATCAGGACACCCGCAACGTCTACGACGCCACCAACCATGGCAACGCGAGCGCTGCCGGTGCCGGCGGCGTGCCGTCCGTGGCGTCAATCGGCACCGCGCGCGCGGCCATGCGTGCGCAAAGGTCGCTGGCGGGCAACTTCCTCAACGTGCCGCCGCGCATCATCCTCACCGGCCCCGCGCAGGAAACCGCCGCCGATCAGATGGTGACGGCGATCTCTCCGACCCTGACCACGTCGGTCAACCCGTTCTCGGGTCGGCTGCGCTCGGTGTCGGATGCCAACATCACCGACACCAGTTGGTACCTGTTCGCCGAACCGGGCGCGTTGCCCAACTTCGTGTACGGCTTCCTCGGCGGCGCGACCGGCCCGCGCATCCGCACGGAAGAGCCGTTCGGCCTGCAGGGCGTGCGCATGTCTCTTGAGCACGACTACGGCTGCGGTGCCATCGACTATCGCGGCACGTATCGCAATGCCGGCGCGTAGTGATCGCACCAGCAGCCATCAATCAGTCATCAGGAGGATCGCATGAAGAACTTCGTGCAAGAAGGCCATATGGTCTACGTCACCGCTACGGCAGCGGTCAAAAGTGGCGACCCTGTCCAAGTCGGCGCCGGCCTGTTCGGCGTGGCCGGTCGCGACGCCAATGTCGGCGATACGTATGCCCTCTGGGTCAGGGGCGTCTTCACGCTGCCAAAGAAGAACGAAGTCTGGGCGGCAGGCGACGCGATCTATTGGGACAACGCGAACAAGGCCTGCACCAACGTCGCCGGCACCTTGTTGCGCGTCGGTCTTGCGACCAAGGCGGTGCCAGCCGCCGGGACGTTGACCGGCGAAGTGCGCCTCGGCGGCTACTAAGCCACCGGACCTGATGGCGCAGTTCTTCGACTGGTCGAAGCAACAAGTCTGGGCGCCGGGGGCGTGGGCGCCCGGCGCTTGGCTTGCCGGCGCGTGGTTAGACGGCGCCTGGGCGAGATCTCCAGCCGTCGTCGCCCCGCCCCTTTCGCCGCTGCCGTTGCATAGTCGATTGGCCAGCGAAGGCGACAGCATCACAGCCGGATCGAACGGTCCGATGTGGTCGCAATTCGCCATGATCGCGGATGGCGGTCGGTACTTTCGACCGAATGGATGGAATAACGCCGTAGGCGGCACGACGACGGCGCAGATGCTTGCCCGCATCAACGCAGTCACAGCGCTCAATCCGAAGGTCGTCACCTTCCTCGGCGGCACCAACGATCTCGCCGGCACGTCGGATACACCGGCGGTCATCGCTGGCCGTATTCAGCAGTGCATCAACACATATCGCGGCGTGGGCGCGCGGGTCGTGGTGTGCAAGGTCTTGCCGCGCAACGATGCCACCTGGACCGGCCTCGGCACCAGCCGCGAAGCCGATAGGAAGACGCTCAACGGTCTGATCGGTCAGATGGCCGCGCAAGACGTGAACGTCGTCGATCTCGAATCCACGTTCAATCCGACAACGATGACGGGTGAAGGTCTGCATCCGAATTACGCGGGCGCGCGCGTTCTCGGCGAGGGTTTCGAATCGGCGCTCAGCCCGTGGATGGCGAGCAGCGACGTTCTGTCCCTCTACAACGACGCTTCCAACATGATGGAAGCGGCGGCGATGAATCCCGAGTTGATCGGCACGACCGGCGTCAAGGGCGGCGCGACCGTTACCGGCAACATCGCTAACCTGTGGACGGTGGAGACAAACGACACCGGCATTAACATCGCGGCGTCCAAGACGATAACACCGGACGGTGTAGCTGCGCAACGTATCGTCGTGTCGGGCGCGGCATCCGCAGCGGCGCGCGTTGTCAACTTCCGCCGCACGGTCCCGTATTCGGGTGCTATCGGTGACCAGTACGAAGCATGGGTCGGCTTCTCGCTTGCGGCTGGCGCGCAGAATCTTCGCGGCGTCTATCTGTCGAACGACACCGGCCAGACGATGAACAACACTCAGGCGGGAAACATGACAAGCGACGCGCTTACCGGCGTGCTGCGCTGTCCGCCGAATACGCCTCTCACGGTGGCGGATACCAGCAACAACGTCCAATGCGTCATGTCGTTCTCAGCGGGCGCGGTCGCAGCCGATATGACGTTCTACAAGCCGTACTTGCGCAAGGTGCCCGCAGGACAATGACCATCGACTTCTCTGCTCTCGTGCTCGCACCTGCGCAGGACGTGTTCGGTGCGCCGGTCGTCGTGACGCCCTACGCTTCGCAGCCGCAGCAGCCGGCCTATTCCGCGCGCGGCATCTGGTCGGTGAAGTCAGTGGACATCATCACCGAAGATGGCGGCGTGGTGTCAGACCGTGAAACGACGCTATCGATCCGGCTGGCCGAATTCCAGATCGCGCCAAGCCCCGGCGACTGGATCACGACCCAAGTCGCCAACATGCCGGTCGGCCTCGATCCGACAGAATTTCCGCCCGGCTCGGTGATCGATTTCGTGATCGACGACACGTCGCCAGACGGCCAGGGTGAATTGACGCTCACGGTCAAGAGGCGCGTCACGTGAGCACATTGGCGACGCAGATCAGAGACGCGATGTATGGCCGCATCATCGCGGCCTTCCCTGCCGGCACATTCCTATCGACGCGCAAACTTCCGTTCCCGACAATCCAGGCTGACCAGCTTCCGGGCCTCGGCGTCTATCTCTTGCGCGAGCAGATGTCACCGGACGGCGACGACAATGTCGGCCCACCTCGCTACATGGTCGATGCGGTGATCAGCGTGATGATCATCGATCTTGCATCCGATCCCTCGGTGCTGGAGGGCAGCATCGATAGCAAGATCGATCAGGTCGAGGAAACGCTGCTCACCGACTACACCTTTCTCGATTTGCGCGAAAGCGCGACCGATCAGCCGATCATCGAGTCGGTGCCGCAGATCACGCGCACTTATCAATTCCCGCGCGACGGCGACCGCTACTACATCGAGGCGCGTCTGCAGATGACGTTCCGCTTCCGCTGCAAATTCCCGCCGAAGCTCATCAACGACCTGCACGAGATCGATGTCGATGTGCGCCAGGGCGGCGACGACTTCCACGAGACGTTCACCATCACGGCAGGACCATGAGCACCAACACCGTCACCGTTTACCCGACCAGCCGCGCCGCACTGGCGATCAAGCATCCCGTCAATGGTCCGCTCAGCGAGGGCGGCGCTCAGTGGCTGCGCGACGGCTTCACCGCGCGCATGCTGTCCGATGGCGCCGTCACCTTGGACAAGGCGCGCGCATGGCACGACGAGGCGCCGCCGATGCGCACCGCTGATCCACCGCAGCCGACCGCCGCCGATGGCGCCGCAGAGACGCGGCAGCGCTGATCGAACTTCACAGCACTCCCTTTGAAGGCCCTCGAGTTGGGCCTTCGTCGTTTCAACGGAGAATAAAATGGCGATCAGCACCGGAATCCCCAACTCGTGGAAGATGCCGCTGTTCTGGGCCGTTGTTGATGGGTCCAAGGCCGGCAATTTGAGCGAAGCGCATCGCGCGCTGCTTGTCGGGCAGAAGCTCGCGAGCGGCACCGCCGATGACAATGTGCCGGTGCCGGTCGGCAGCGTCGCGCTGGCCGGCGAATTCTTCGGCGTCGGCTCGATGCTGCATCGCATGGTGCAGCAGTTCTTCACCAGCAACACCACGCAACAGCTATGGGCCGTTCCGGTCCCCGATGGCACCGGCACGAAAGCGCAGGGCAGCATCGCGATCACCTCGCCGCCGACCACCTCTGGTCTGCTCACGATCTATATCGCTGGCCAGAAGGTCGAAGTCGCTGTCGCCTCGACCGACACCGCCGATAATGTCGCCACCAATCTCGCCGCCGCGATCAACGCAATCGCCGACTTGCCTGTGACGGCGACCGCCGCGACCAGCACCGTAACGCTGGAATGCAAATGGGCCGGGGTGACCGGCAACGACATCAGCGTCGTCGCGAACTATCTCGGAGCGTCGGGCGCCGAAGCGCTGCCGACCGGCATGGCGCTCACGATGACGGCGTTCTCTGGCGGCACGGGCGAACCGGATTTCACCGCAGCGATCTCGGCCATCCAGGCACTGGAATTCGACTACGTGGCCCTGCCCTATGGCGACGCCGCGTCGCTGACGACCTGGGCGACCGAATACGGCTTCGGCCCGACCGGGCGCTGGAATTACACGCGCCAACAGTACGGCATCGTGCTCAATGCGCGACGCGACACCTACGCGAACCTGCTCACCTGGGGCATTGCGCAAAACCAGCCGGTGGTCTCGACGCTCGGCATCGAGGCCGACAGCCCCTCGCCGATCTGGGAATGGGCGGCGGGCTATTGCGCGGTGGCGGCGCTCGGTTTCTCCGACGATCCGGCGCGGCCTCTGCAGTCGCTGGAAATGCCGGGGCTTCTCCCGGCGCGCGTCAACAATCTTTTCTCGCAGGCGCAGAACAATGCGCTGGTCAACAGCGGCGTTGCAGCGCAGGGTCGCGCGCCCTCTGGCAATCCCATGATCCTGCGCGAACAGACGCAGTATCAGTTGAACAGCTTCGGCCAAGCCGACACGGCATTCGGCCTGCTCACGATCCTCACCACGCTGCAGGAATTGCTGCGGCGAATGAAGTCGGCGATCACCACGAAATATCCGCGCGTCAAGCTGGTGCCCGATGGCACGCGCCTCGGCCCAGGTCAGGCGGCGGTTCAGCCTATCGATATCAAGGCCGAACTCATCAGCGAGTTCAACGCTGCGATGTTCGACGGGCTGGTGTCGAATCTGGCCGCGTTCAAGAACAACTTGGTCGTAGAGATCGACGACAACGATCCGAACCGCGTGAACGTGCTGTGGCCGCCGCAACTTGCCGGTCAGATGCGCCAGTTCGCCGCGCTCGCGCAATTCCGCCTCATGTATCCGACGGCGGCCTGATCGCCTCGCCTAATTCGCATGGAGACCTAACATGGCAACGGTCAATCGGATCGGCGGCATTCTCAGCCTGCGCGTCGATGGTAACCAATACGAAGCTCGCGGCAACTTCCAAGTGACACCGTCGTCTGTGCGTCGCACTGGCGTCGCAGGCCAGGATGGGGTGCACGGCTATATCGAGGAGCCAGTGGTGCCTCAGATCAGAGGCAACATTTCCATCGGCAACTTGCTGTCAATCGACGAACTCGACGCGATCACCGACGCAACGGTGCAGGTGTCGCTCGCCAACGGTCGCACCTACGTGCTCAGCGACGCGTGGACCGTCGCCGGTAGCGTCATCGACGCGCATGACGGTCAGGTCGAAGTGACCTTCGAAGGCCTCACCTGCACTGAAATCTAATCAACGATAAATCCCGTGGGAGAGTGACAAGAATGGTCAAGCAGCCGCGCGGTGGGCCGCAAGTCGAGGCAGAAGACGAAGAAGAAGAGCGGATCGAATACCAACTCACCGAGCCGATCAACGCTTATGGCGAAGATGTCAAGGTTCTCAAATTGCGCATGCCGACCGGCTCCGACTTGATCCGGGTGGGCAATCCAGTGGCGTTCTATCCCAACGCTGACCCGGTCAAGATCGAGCACGACATGCCGAAAATGGTGCAGATGATTGCTCGCCTTTCCGGCGTGCCGTCGTCATCCGTTGAGCGCATGAACCCACGCGACTTGATCGGCGTGGCCTGGGTGCTGTCGCCTTTTTTTATTCCGGCTCCATAGACCAAACGATCAACGCCTGCATCGATCTGGCGCTCATGTTCAAGTGCAATCCTTTCACGTTTCTCGACATGCCAGAACGCGAAGTCTTGGAGCTATATCGACTCACCACCGAACGGTTGAAGCAGACGAAGGATTAGCCGCAGGATGGCCGAAGAAGACACGATGCGACTCGTCGCCGAGGTCGTCGATAAATACAGCGGCCCGCTCAAGGATATGCAGCGCTCACTGCGCGAGCTATCCGACGTGGCGCGCGGCGCGCATGTTTCTGGCGCGAAGCACACCAAGGAGCACGAGAAGGCCTACGGAGAACTCGGCGAACGGATTGAACGCGTCAAGAAGGGCTTCGAGTCGTCCTTCGGACCCGCCTTGGCGACGGTGGGCATCACGGCGTTCTCGGTTGGCGAGGCGATCAAAGGCGTCGTCGAATCGGTCCAGCGGCTCGGTGAATCCTACAACGTCTTAAACGACGCATCGAAGCGATCCGGCCTGCAGATCGACGCGATCCGCGCCATAACGGTCGCATGGGAACGGCTCGGCATCGCGCCGGAACGTGCGACCGAATCTCTCGCCCGCTTCGGCGAGTTCATGGATCAGACCTCGCGCGGGGCATCGGACGCGAGGCAGCGCTGGGAATTGCTCGGCGGCGCATATCAAAAGCTCGGAGAGAGCCTGAAAGGTTTAGGTCGCGAAGATGCCATCAAGCGGGTGATGGAATATCTCTCGACGCACGACATCCCCTACGATCAGAAGCGCAAGTTCTTCGAGCAAATTCTATCGCTGCCGCCCGAGCTTGCCACCAAGAGCGCGGAGGAAATCCGCGAAGCGCTGGAAGCGGGCTACAAGTACGTCGAGGAACATCCATACAGCACCAAGAACGCCGAGAAAATCGATAAGGCGTTTTCCGACCTGCGCCTGACAATTCAGGGCGTGCAAGAAGACCTTGCCAACGCCTTCGGCCCTCGCCTCGCCGGTCTTATCGAGAGCGCTATCGGGCAAATTAAGGCTATGACCGCTGGCTTCATCGAGGCCGACAAGGTCATGCACCGCATCAAAGAGGGCAAAACCGATCAGCCGATGACGGCTGCGGAAGCGGTCTTTCGGGGGCGAGCGCAGAGTGCCGGCTGGCGCCAGCAGCTATCGCTGCAGGCCGTGCACGACCGCGTCTTTGGTCGTCGCACCCTGTGGGATGACATCCTGCAAAGCGGACGCGGTGCCATCCTCGCCGGGCGCGCGACCAGTGCGATTGGTGCTCCTGCGCTATCGCTGCAGGGTGTTCACGACTCCGTCTATGGTCGCGAGCAAAAGCAAAACATCTTTGAGGGTACGCTGCGGGCGCTACGCGAGTGGTGGTCCGGCGAGACTGGTGGCGATGCATCATCCGGTGACACTCAGGGTTTAGGCGGCCCGCAAGGCCCCGGTCATGGCCCGATGTTTCGGCGGGGCATTGGCAGCGGCGCGAGCCTTCCCGCACCGGGCGATGGCCCATCGTCTGCTGGCCATTACAACCCGGAAGGTGGGGGAGCTAAATTTCTGGCGGCGAAGCGCGCAGCATTCAGGAGAGAGCTTGATGAAAATCCCGGAACCCGAGAGTTGCTCGGCGGAGTTCTCAGTTCTGAAAATCCCGGTGCCGGTACTGCCGTTATCGAAAGTCTGTTTAACCGAACTGAAATGGTCAATCAGAAGCGCGCCATAAAAGGACTGCCTCCGTTATCTTTGCGCGACATGATCGTGGGACATCCGTCCATCGGCGGCGGCAAAAGCTTTTACGGCCCCATACGATCAGGTGTCATCCAGCAGCACTTGCGAAGAATGCGAAACGATCCGCGATACCGAGCACGCATGAATGCGCTGATCGACAGTGCGCTCTCGGGTTCAAACACCATTAAGGGATATACCGATCAAGGCAGCGCTGGCGATCCGAACTACATCAAGGGCGGCGTAGGCATCAACATCAACAGAGAGCGTTTCAATGATTGGGGCTTCCCCGGCTCTCGTGAGTGGCGGCTGCACCGGCAGCATGAATTTGACGCAGCGGAGGAAGCAGAACGGAAGAGAGGCGCCGACACGTTCGGCCCAGGAGGCCCAAAACCGCTGGAGCTTCTCAAACTCGGCGCGCAAGCCGGTCTGCTCGGCGGTGGGCAGACCGTCACGGGCGATGCGTCGCTAAGCATCGACCTCAACGGCTTCCCGCGCGGCACCCGGACAACGATGAACTATAGCGGCCTGTTCAAAGAAGTGCGCTTGAACCGTGGGCGCCCGATGGCCGTGGCGAGCGAAACGGCGTGAGCAACATTTTCGACTTCGCCTCGCCGTGGCGCTCGCGCTTGCTGCCCGGCTCTTTCAACGGCGTGCAATTTCACGTTGATGTCGGTGCCCGCTCCAGCGGGCGGCGCATCGCGCTGCATGAGTTTCCGAAGAGAGATACGCCCTACGCCGAAGACATGGGCCGCCGCGCGCGGCGCTTCTCTGTCACCTGCTATGTGCTCGGTCCTGACTATACGTTCAATCGCGACGCTCTGATCGAGCAGTTTGAGCAGGAAGGGCCGGGCCTGCTCGTGCACCCGACGTTTGGTGAACAACTTGTCGCAGTCGATCAATACAGCATCACCGAGCGGCGCGAGCGCGGCGGCGTCGCCGATTTCGAGATCACATTCGTCGAAGCCGGCAGCAACGCTTTCCTGGGCGCCTTTACCGACACCCAGAGCACGGTCGCGCAAGCCGCCGATGACGCCAAGACGGCGGCCAAGGACTCGGCCAAAACCAATCTCGAAATGATGCCGAGCGATATTTGATGAATAAGCGCGATCTCAACGAGGCAATGGCGACGATGCAGCCGGTGCTCACCGCCCTGCTCGCGACGCTCGGCGGGACATCCGGTGCACCCGGCGCGCAACTGCGCTTCACGTGCGGCCAATTGGCGGCCAACGGTGGGGCGCTGCTCGATGCTCGCAATCCAACTTTTTGGGATGACTTCGCCGATTGCTTCGACAACGCACGCCTTGCCGGCGCGACGGTCGCCTCTATGGATGCGGTGCGCGCTGCCGCGTCAGTCACGTCGCCGACCGGCATTCCCGCAATCGCGGTGATGAACTTCGCCGTCCGCATGGCGCTCGCCGAAGAGGCGCAAATTCTTGCGGCGACGACATTCGCCAGCCGGGAAGATATCGACAATTACTTCAATCAGATCAACGCGGCCTTCGACGACGCGGAGTCGGTCGCCGCCAACGCGCTCGACAAAGTGGCCTACCGCGCACTGATCGCGCTCCATGCCGCAGTGAGTGATGATCTCGCCAATCGTGCTCGACCGTTGCCACGCATGGTCAGTTACACTTTCCCGAACCGCATGCCGTCGCTGTGGATGGTGCAGCGTCTCTATTATGACGCATCGCGCAACGATGAACTGATCGGCGAAAACAAGCCGGTGCATCCGCTGTTCATGCCGTCAAGCGGCGTCGCCCTGTCGGCCTGATATGCCGAACCCGCAAGAGATTTGCGTCGTTACGGCGCTCGGCCAGCGCTACGACACCTGGGAAACGGTCGAAGTTCATAGAAGCACTGACGATATCATCGATCATGCGATGCTCACAGTCGCCGAGATCACCTCGCCGTCTGCCATGTGGGCGGCGCTCAAGTTGAAGCCGGGCGATCCGGCGCAAGTCTCCCTCGCGGGAAGGAAGGTGCTCGACGGCAAGGTCTATCTGCGACAGGCCGCTATCGATCCGAATTCGCACGCGGTGCAGATCGGAATCGCATCCAACGCACAGACGATTATTCCGACAACCGTCGAGTCCAAGCCGGGGACCTACAAGAAGCAGACAATCGAATCCATCGGCAAGGCCGTGTTCGGCAAGTACGGCGTTGCTTTCAAGGTGGTCGGCAATCCGACCGGCGCCATCCTGCCCTTCCCGCGAGTCAGCGAGCGCGTCGGCGAGACGTGCTTCTCCTTCATCGAGCGGCTGAGTCGGTTGCGCAATCTGTACATGATCGACGACGGCCAGGGCGGCATCGAGGCCTATCGCGGGCCGCAGGGCACGACGGCACCGCTGCAGGAAGGGCGCAACATCCTGCGCGCGCGCATCTTGTTGCGCAATGACGAGCACTTGGAAAACTTACAGGGCGTCGGGCAGACCTCGGGCGAGTCATCCGCTGATGCCAGCCGTGACGTTTCGGCGCAAACGACAATCCCCCCTGTGTTCGGCGCGACGGGGATGGTGCCGCGCTTGATGAAGTTCATCGTCGAGGACGCCACCGACAAGTCGAGCGCACAGATGCGTGTCAATCACGAAGCCAACGTGGTGACGTATAACGATGTTGACGGTGCAGTGACCGTGCCGGGCTGGCTCCGCGAGGATGGCTCTCTTTGGTTCGAGCATGTGCGCCACTTGGTGGTCGTCAACTCGCCGTCGCTCCTCCCCGGCGACACGATGCAATTCATGATCAAGGGCGTAATCCATCGGCAGAACACCGCTGATGGTACGACGACTGACGTGCTGCTCTGCCGAGACGATGGCAAGGGATCGGGCAAAGAGCCGTTGATAGACCAGGGGCCGTATCAGGAAGCGCCAGAGGCTAAGTCAGAATCGAGCGACCACGAATGAAGCATTCCACATCGCGCGATAGCGCCGACCGTCACGGCAACTCACTATCGCGCGCTTCACTTGAGCAAGCCGACGACAGCAAGCTCTTGCAACAGGTGCACATCCGCCTGTTTCACGATGAGCAGATGGACGAAGTCGAGCATCTGCAGCCCTACGGCTTCACATCGGTGCCTAAGAAGCCAACAGGCACCGGAATCATGCGGCAAGCAGCCGATGCCATCCTCGCCTTCCTCGGCGGGAATCGTTCGCACCCGATAGCGGTCATGATTGCCGACCGCCGCTATCGTCTCAACAATCTCGCGGAAGGCGAGGTCGCCTATCACGACGATCAGGGCAACCAGGTCTACTTCCAACGCGACGTGCTGGTGATCAACGGCGTGAAGGAAGTGCATGCGCAGGTCGGCAACGCGCATGTGCAGTTGAAGACCGACAAGCTCAAGGTGCAGTTCAACGATCTCAGCGTGACGATCAAGGACGGCAAACTTTTCCTGGGCAAAGAGGACGTGACGCACGCCGTGCAGACGGTCGATGGTCCGTCGCAAAAGGTCTTCGCCTCCATTGGCGAGACCGACAGCGCGATGTCCGCAGCACCAACCGGCAAACGGACAGCATAGATGCCCGACATTCGTCTGGTGCCCGTCGCCACGCCCTACGCGGTGACCCTGGATTGGCTACAGACACCCTCGGGCTTGGTCGACGAGACGCAGCAATTAGCGAGCGCCGTTCTGGTCGCGCTCAACACTGATGCGCTGGCCGACCCCAGCGAGGTGCTGCCCGATCCACGCGACGATAACCGGCGCGGCTGGTGGGGCGATCTCAACGCCGACACGATCTGGAACGGCTGGCCCATCGGCTCAAAGCTGTGGCTGCTCTCAAGAGCAAAAATCCTCGATGCCGGTGCGCGCGAGGGCGCGACGATCACCCGTGTCGAAAACTACATCAAGCGCGCACTACAGCCTTTCATCGATAACCGCATCTGCTCGCGCGTGTCGGTCACTGCGACGCAGGTCACCGACAGCCGCATCGATGCGACCGTGATCCTCTATCGCGGGCCGAAGTCTGCCATCCAACTCGAATTCCAGCCGCTGTGGGATGACACCTGATGCCGTGGACGACACCCACGCTTGATGACCTGCGCTCGCTCAATCGCGACAACATCACCGCGAAACTGCGCTCGGGACCGATGGTCCCCAACAGCGTCTTGCGGGTGATGGCCGATGGCAATGCCGGTCTTGGCTATCTCACCCTGCTCTACGTCGATTGGCTGGCGCGGCAGTTGATGCCCGACACCGCCGAGACGGAATGGCTCGACCGCTTCGGCGTGATCTGGCTGACCAATTCCGATGGATCAAAGGGCCGGAAGACAGCGACCTATGCAAGCGGCGTCGCCAACGCCACCGGCATTGCCGGCACCGTTTTGGACAACGCCACCATCTTCACCGGCACCGGCATCGCCGGCACCGTCACGCTGCAAACGACCGCCGAGATCACGGTCGGCGCCGACGCCACGCCGGTAAA